AAGAACACCAAGTAACAATTGGATTCCTTCTTTTGGCACACAAATATATAAAGCACTTTTTGATGTTAAGACTTACATTATCACTACAAATGATAATGGTATACAGGAAATATCAATTAGAGGAATACCACCTATCAAAACAGATAGTCGAGGTCGTAAGTGGATTAGTTGGGTTAACACACCACAAACTAATTTAGAAGAAATGGATGTAGCTAATAAGTTTGTATTTATAGGAGTTACTGCTAACGGAGTTATGCCACAAATTGCAACTCCAGTTGGTTTGTTAGAACCTCATAAAATACAAGCAGCACTTGCAGAATCTTTACTAATACAAGACTCACCAACAATACCAGATTGGAGTTTAGCTGCAGAATTAGTTATTTTTACTGTTTTTGTAACGCTGACATGGCTTGTATTGCATTGGTTTGGTATGACCCTTGGTATAAGCATAGCTGTTTTTTTAATGCTTTCTACGGCTTTAGGTGGATATTACTTTATTCAGAAAGGTATCTTAATAGATGTAACATGGACTTTGATATCACAATTTGTAACAGGTTCAATAGCTTTCTATTTAAGGTTTAGAGAACAATACAAACTTAGACAACAAATTAAAAAACAGTTTGGTAAATATCTTGATCCTAGAATGGTTAAGAAACTACAAGACAATCCAGAACTTTGTAAAGTAAATGGTAATAGAGTTGACTGTAGTATTATATTTACAGACCTTAGAGGATTTACTAGCTTGTCTGAATCAGTAGAACCTGAAAGGGTAACATACATTATGAACAATGTATTAGATGTGCAAGTTAAAGCAGTTAATAAATATTTTGGATGTACTGATAAATTTATTGGTGATGCTGGCATGTTTCATTGGAATACAATTATTCCTCAAAAAGATCACCACAACTTAGCTTTACAAGCAGTTAAAGAAATAGAAAAGAATATAGACCAGTTAAATATTAAATTTAAATCAGAAGGCATACCTGAGATAGCTATAGGTATAGGGGTTAATAGCGGTATATGTATTGCTGGTAACTTTGGAGCTACTGATAGATTTGCATTTTCACTTATAGGTGATCCATGCAATGTTGCGGCAAGACTAGAATCAAGTACAAAGGTTGCAGGAGTAGGAGTATTAATAGGTGAAGAAACTGCCAAAAATTCTAAATTTAAGTTAAAATTATTAGAACCAATAGAAGTTAAGGGTAAATCTAAACCATTGCAAGTATATACATGGGAAACGGAAATATTATGAAGTTAAATTTATTAAAAAATATAGTTGGTGCTGTAGCTCCTACATTAGGTACTGCTCTCGGTGGTCCAATGGCAGGCATGGCTACTAAAATGATTGCTGATGTATTAGGTGTACCTAATAATTCTAAGTCAATAGAAAAAGGTTTATCAGAAGCTACCCCTGAACAAATGCTAGAACTTAAAAAGTCTGAACAAGCTTTTGAGATACAAATGAAAGAGCTTGAAGTAGACGTGTTCGCTATGGAAACAGCTGATATCCAGGATGCTAGAGGTAAGTTTAGTAAAGACTGGACAGCTAGAATAATGGGTATAGTAATTGTAGGTGGCTTTATGGGTTACATATTTTTAGTAACTTTACAACCGCCAGAACAAAACTCAGAAGCTCTTATTAACTTAGTTCTTGGTTACCTTGGTGGCTTGGCAAGTGCTGTAATATCTTTTTACTTCGGAGCTTCTAACAAGCAAGAGTAATGGATTCAGCAGTATCATTAATAACTGAACTAGGTTTTCCTATTGCAGCAGCCCTTGGATTAGGTGCTTTTGTCTGGAAACTTATCAATAGAATTATTGATGGTATGGAAACTAAGTTAGATACTTTAGATGAGAAAGTTCAGACAGCTTTAGATACTATGGAAGAGAGAGTATCTACAAAATTGGATAGTCAATATGGTATTATAGTAGCGTTAATTGATAGAGTAAGAGCTTTGGATAATCAAAGCATTAGACAGGATGTACTCTTGAAAACATTATTAGGAGTCCCAAACTTAATAGATATAGGAAAAATAGCGAAAGCGGATAGAGAAGATGAACGTAAAGATTAAAAGAGAAGTGTCAATAATAAGTATATTTATATTGCTATTTATAGTAAGTGTATTGGAACAACTACATTGAAAATAAATGATAAAAAAATATTGCAAGTAGTAAATCTTGCACCTAGTGAAGACTGGATAGAAAGAATTGTAGAAGTACATCCTATGAAACAAATTACGATAGCCTCTATTGTACAAGTAATAGTGTTTGGCTTTATGCTTTCTATGTTTTGGTTAATATCACAAATATTTTAATATGAAAATAAAACCTACATTTAAAAACAAATCTAACCTAGAGAAAAATTGCTGGTGGTGTCTTATACTTTGGGGTTTATTAGTAGGTGTTTTTGCTGTCAGTAGTATAGCAGATGAAGTAGTATTTAAATTTAAAAGCCCTAGTTTTAACGGTAACAATACAAGCTCACATTACCTTACTATAAACAGTCAAGAGTTTAATCGTAAGGCAGCTCTTAAGGCAGAGATAAAATCTTTACAAGACCAAATAGAAAGAGACAAAGAGAACACAACTCTAGCTAGGTTTATCAGAAATCTCGAATCCAGAATCTACTCACAGTTATCAAGACAGTTAGTAGAAAACTTGTTTGGTGAGATACCTTCTGAGTCAGGAACACTGACACTAGAGGGCAACACAATAGTTTACAAAGTAGAAGACGGAATAATAACTTTAACAATAACGGATAGTGATGGCAATTCAACCACGATTAGTCTGCCTGTTGGCAATTTTAATTTCTAGCTGTGCAGTAATAGAAGAAAGTGGAGACTTAGTATTAACTAAAAAACCTCAACCAACTACTACATTAAGTTTACAGTCAGAAGAATTAAAGAACATACCACCAGCTAAGAACAGACCTACAATAGCTATATACCCTAACAGCTTTAGGGACTTGACAGGTCAGCGTAAGAGTAACAGTACTTTTGCTTTGTTTAGCACAGCAGTTACACAAGCTCCAGAAGCATTCTTAATAAGGGCTTTTAAACATACAGCAGATGGTAAGTTCTTTAGAGTAGTAGAAAGAGTTGGACTAGATGACCTAGTAAAAGAAAGACAACTAATTCGCAGTACTCGTAAAGAGTTTAAAGAAGAAGACAAAGTAAAACCACTGCTATTTGCAGGGTTGCTTGTTCAGGGTGGAGTAATTAGCTATGAGTCTAATTTAAAATCTGGAGGAAGTGGTGCTCGTTATCTAGGTATCGGCACATCAAAACAATTTAGGGAAGACACAGTTACCATCTCATTAAGATTAGTTTCTGTATCTACAGGAGAAGTTCTATTAGAAACATTAGTATCTAAGAGTCTTTTATCCACAAGTATTTCTCAGGATGTATTTCGTTTTATAGCTACTGGCACTGAACTAGTAGAGATAGAAGGTGGTATATCGGAGAACGAGAGTGTTTCTATAGCTTTACAAAAGGCAATAGAGACCGGAGTTTTAAATATTATAAACATAGGAATAGAGAGAGGCTATTGGACATATGAATAAATTAATAATAAGTTTACTGACTGTAATATCTTTGGGGATGTATGCAGTTGACAATGAAATATATATAGACCAGACTGGTGCTACATTCAATTTGGATGCAGAACAGCTTGGCTCTGGAAACTTGATAGGTGGAGCAACAGCAGCAGCTGGGTCAATGACTGCCTTAGATTTAGACGGAAATACACAGACCATTGATATAAATCAAATTGGTTCTAGTAACAAATTTTTGGGCGACATAACAGCTGATAACTTTATAGGCTTCTGGGAGTTTGATGGTTCTACTAACGTATTTAACGTACAGATAGACCCTACTAATACTTACGGTGCTGACAACTCTGATGTTAATGTTGATGTAACAGGTGGTACAAACACCTTTACGCTAGATTTAGCTACTACATCCTTGGCTAGTAATGCAGATATTGATTGGGTTATTACCGGTGATGGTAATACTTTTGATTTTAATATCAATAATGCTGACGCAACTAATGATGTTACCGTTGATGGTAATGACAATGTTGTAAACTTTACAGGGCAAGGCTACGCAGGTGGTTACTTTAAGTTAAACCAAACAGGTAATTCTAGAACTTTCAACATCAATCAACTGAGCACTACCGATAATGACTGGCTACGCATCACATCTACTGGCAGTAATGGTACTATTTGTGTCATTCAAAATGACGGGGGAAGTGCAGTCGGTTGCTAATATAGGCAACATAACTGAACTGAATGGAGAAGGTAGGGTTGTACGAGATGACACCTACAAAGCTTCTCTAACCCTAGACATTAACAGCTACGACAATGTCCAGACTTCTAACGGGAGACTGGGCATTACCTTTTTGGATGACAGCCAAGTTAGATTGACTGAGCATTCTGAATTAATCATAGACGAATTTATCTATGACCCTGACCCTAGTAAGTCTAAGATGGCTTTAACATTTGCTAGTGGAACTGCAAGGTTTATTACAGGTAAGTTAGCTACGATAGATAAAGAAAACATTACTATCAATACACCTAGTGCCACAATCGGAATTCGTGGTACTGATTTTACTGTGACTGTAGACGAACTAGGTCGTAGTTTAATTATTTTATTACCGGACAACGATGGTCTACCTAGTGGAGAGATTGTTGTTGCTACAGCTATGGGACAAGTAGTTCTTAACAAGCCTTATCAGGCTACTACTGTCTCTATGTTTGAAACTAAACCTACTAATCCAGTTATTCTTGACCTTACTTTAGAGTTGATTGATAACATGTTAATCGTAAAAGAACCAAAGGAAGAAAAGAATGAGCAGGGACAAGATGGAGGGAGCAGTACTAATATTCTTGATGCTGACTTCCTTGAGTTTGATGATTTAGAAATAGATTATTTGGCTGAAGATGAATTAGAATTTACAGAGCTTGACATAAACTATCTAGATGTTAACTTCTTAGAAGACTTGTTAGACTTTATTGAAGATGTAAATGAGCTAGAGCAGACAGAAACTTTACTAAAGACTGACATAGATTTAAAAGGTACACAGATTGGTTACGACAGTAACACTCAAATCAATACCTTTATGACAGATAGCGTCATAACTTTTTACAAACAACTAGAAGATACTATACAGCTAGACTTAAACAAGGCTAACGCTTATACAGTTGTCATGATACAGAACGGAAAGAGTACACAGATATTAGTTAACGGTGGTGGAGATTCTACTATCACTATAACACAAGGAGACTGACATGAAGTGGGCAATTAC